TGCGACCTGATCATCTCGCCTCCGATCATCGTTCCGGGTACGTCGGACGGTGTATCGACTGCGGCCAACACCGCCTTCGCCACTTGCTCGGCGGCTGCGGTTGACGGTGCGGCTGTTACCCACCTCGGCGTTGCTTCTGCTACCCGTCGCATCCGTGCGGCGTGGCACAAGCCCGCGCTGACGCTGGTGTCGGCCAAGCTGGTTACGCCCTTTACCGGCGAATCTAGCTTCGCGACCGACCCGGAAACGGGTATCTCGATCCGCTACTGGAGGGGCTCGGACATCTCCACTGGCGCTCACGTGCACAGATGGGATTGCCTGTTTGGCGCTCAGAACCTTGACCCGCTCATGGGTTGCCAGGTTTCCGGCACCTAACCCGGTTGGCCCGCTCCATAACGGGGCGGGCCTTTCCCTTTTTTTCAAGGTGACAATCCATGTCTGACAATCTCTGGACAGGTGCGGTTCGCTACGGCACCGCCGCAACAAAGCCCACGGTCCCCGACTATGCGTCGGAGACGTTTGGCTTCTTCTACGAATCCGACACCGGCAAGGTGAACCTTGGCTATTCGGGTGGGGCCAACTGGCTGACTATGGGCCAGCTTGGCAATCAACCCACGCCTAACGCCGAAACCGCCACCACTAGCTTGACTATCGCGGAACTGCTTACGGGCATCACCACGGTCACGTCTGCCTCCGCTGTAACGCTGACCCTTCCGACCGGCACCTTGACCGATGCGGGGCTGATCGGCGGGACTGCAAAGGCTGACCAGTCGTTTGACTGGACGGTGATCAACCTCGGTTCGTCTTCCGGCGCTGTGACTATGGCCCCGGCTGCAAGCGGTCACACCTACATCGGCTCGACCGGCATCCCGATCACCACGCAGGCCAGTTTCCGCACCCGCAAGACGGCGGCAAACACCTTCGTCACTTACAGGCTGACCTAATGACGGCGGTGTGGAAGGAGACGTCTGGAACTTTGACCAATAACACGGTCGCGATTCCAGCCAACGCAGCGCGGCGTGAACTCATCGTGTCGAACCCTTCCGACACCGTGATGACGCTTTCCATCGGCGGAACGGCATCGGCAACGGTGGGTATTACCATCGCGGCGGGCGACAACATCCGCCTTGGTCAAACCGTAGGGCCTAAAGGCAACACCGTACCGTCTCAGGCGTTAAGCCTGTTCTGTGCGGGAACTGCCAAGGCTTACACGATCTACGAGTGCTGACGTGACGACAATGCGAGGCGTCTTGACGCAGGCTATCCGCTACACGCGGGCTAGGGCCCTTGTCGATACGCCGACAGAAAACGAGATGGATGCGGCCCTTGAAGACGCGCAATCGTTCTTCCTGACCTATCCCATCCGTAAGCTGAAGCCGGTCCTTGTGACGGCTAATTACACGGCGGGTGAGAACGAGCGGATCGCCAATAACAGTGGTTCTCCAATCGTTGTCACCCTGCCGGAAACTATCACGGAAAACGACGTCACCCGCTCGCCCTACAATGGCGCGATTGTTGAGGTGGCCGGTGGTGCGCGTAGCATCTACATCGCGGAGCTAGGCTCTTGGATGACGCTAACGAACCTGACGCTTTCCACCGAAAACCCGTTCGGCCCCACGCATGACATGAACGTGGCCGCCATGATGGCCGCGCGGATTGCCGGGACGGTGTTCCAGCGTGAAGCCCCTGCCGATGTGCTGGCGATGGCTAATCAAGCGCGCACGTCGATCCGCAATGACTTCCTGCAAGTCTACGCACCCAACTTTGACCGCGCCCTTCTAGGCAGCGCCAACCAGACAACGGGGTCACTGTACTAAGATGGCTCTCAAATACTCCACCACGCTCCGCAATGCCCAGCTTGACGCCATCACCACGGCAGTCGGTACGTCGGGCATTTTGCGGATTTACAGCGGGACCCGTCCAGCCAACGTCGCGGCGGCTATCACCGGCACGTTGCTTGCGGAATGTGTTTGCAACGCCTCGGCCTTTGCGGCGGCGGCTTCGGGTGGCGTGCTTACGGCCAACGCCATCTCAAACGATAGCAGCGCCAACGCGAGCGGCACGGCAAGCCACTACCGGCTTTTCAGGTCGGACGGCACTACAGCGGTCATTGACGGCGATGTATCCACCTCGGGCGCTGACCTGAACCTTGACAACACGTCGATAAATTCCGGTCAGGTGGTCAGCATTACCAGCTTCACCATTACCGCCGGGAACGCCTAAATGGCGGACAACGTAGGCTATACACCGGGAGGGCCAACGAAAATCGCGGCCCGCGACGTCACCTATTCAGGCGAGGCTGCACTGGCGCAGTCGGTCGGTCTGGTTACGTTCTCAGGCGAAGACGATGCGAAGGTCGCCGAAGACGTCGGCATAGACAACGGCTTGCCCGTGCAGGCGGTGGGCGAGTTGATCGAGGTGCTACAGGCCACTCGCTCGCTACTGCAATCCCTAAGCCGTAGCATCGGCCTGGTAATGCCCGACACGGCAAACCGGATGCGCGTGGCGATTGGCGCGATTGATGCGTCATTGACCTTGGCAACCATTACGACGGTCGGAACGGTTACGACGGTCGGAACGGTTACGACCATGACCAATCAGACCAATGTCGGCGGCAACCCGGCCTTTGAACAAATCCCGGCCTTGATGCGCGTTGCGGCTGACGGCCTCCGGAACAGGATTAGCGTCACATGACGACAACCGTTGGCGTTCGTAAGATACTGGACCTGAAGCGCTGGGAATTTTGCGCTCCGCTGCCGACTTCGACGGTTGCGGCCTCGTTTGTCGTGTCCTCGCGCCATTATCGCCAACAGCAGCTTTATATGGTGAGCAACACGGTTGCTTATCTGTACCAGCCGAATGAAGACGCCTTTGTGCAGTTGGCATCTCCGGCCCTTGGCGGAACCTTCGGCGCGGGCGCTTGCGGTGCGGCGGCGGGGTTTTCGACCGGCTCGACGGTGGGCGCGGCGTCCCTGACGGCGACGGGTGGCACGACTTCGACTATCATCACGAACCAGACCTTGGCGCGCGATCTACGCGGTTACAGCGTGCAGATTTTGGCAGGCCCTAACGCTGGGGTAACCCTGCCAATCGTCTCCAATACCATCGGAGCGACCGCGACCATCACCGTTGCGGTTCAAGCCTCAGCGTTCTCCGCGTCAACGGTTTATCGCCTCATGACGCCGGTTTGGTACGTGCTGGGCGCTAGTACGTTGGCCTCGGGCATTTTCAAGAAATACTGCTTTGCGACCAATAGCTGGGTGACGCTGACGCAAACCGGCCTCCCGGCCACGATCAGCACGGATAGCAAGCTGATCTCGACGCCAAGCTGGATCGACAATGGATTCAACACGTTTGCGACCGGCACGGCTACAAGTGCGACCGGCACGACGCTTGTCAACTCCGCCAAAACGTGGACGACGAACCAGTGGGCTAACTCGCAAGTTCGGATTACGGGCGGGACTGGCGCGGGGCAAATCCGCATTATCACGTCAAACACCGGCACGACGCTCACGGTTCCAACATGGACCATCACGCCTGACGCAACCTCGGTTTATGCCATCGAGGGAAACGACGACTATCTCTATTACATCGGCTCCAACGCGGTCACGACCTACCGTTATTCGATCACGTCCAACACTTGGACCACACTGGCGCCCACGGCGGCGCGTGCAGCAGCGCCCACGACCGGCATGACTGGACATTGGGTGTGGGGCGCAACGGAAACGGATTGGACCGCCGAAAACGCTATCCAGAACGGGCGTTATATCTACTCGTTCCGTGGCGGCGCTGGTATGGTGCTGGACCGTTACGACATCGCGCTCAATACGTGGCTGAGCGGCATCACGGTAAGCCCGGCGGCGGAAACCTTCACGACCGGATCGAAATCCGCCTACGTCGGAAACTATCTGTATATGCAGAAGGACGCGACGGGCCGCTGGTTCCGTTACAGCTTCCCCACGCAGGAACTGGATGGATGGTCAACCATGACCTACACCCAAGGCGCGGCGGTTCTAGGTGATACGGCCTTTGACGTGACCTATCACGACGGCGCGACGGAAGTTGTTT